ATAACACCGTCATCACCGACGCTTATAGTCTCCTGCAAGGTCTCCATAGCCTTTTCTAGGTCGTCCGTTGCTTTCTCCGCTTGAAATAATCCATCGATTAAATCAGAAAACGCAATAGAGGCAAGCGAGGCGAACAAGCCAAGAAATGCCCCCCCCGCACCAAACGCGCCAAACAACTGAGGCAATTGCTGCGCCAGCGCTCTTGAAGCCGCCGTACCACCCTCCATCTGCACGGTTAAATCCTGCATTTGGAATGCGGCGTTTTGAGCTGCGCCCTTCTGAACCTTAAAGCTCTTTGTTATTTTCTTTATTGCGCCGTCGGCTTTTTTGCCAGACTTCGAAATACCATCTAGGGCCTCATCAGCCTTTTTGCCAGTCTTGGCGAGACCGTCTAATTCCTTGTCAGCCTTTTTAACTTCATCAGTGTTTACTTTGACTACTATTTCAGATTCTTGAGCCATAACTTAACGCCTTTTTTTGGGCCATTCTCTATCTGCATTTCTTACCCTACCCAAACCGACAAGGGCTGAGACTTCCCACTTATAAAACTCTTCACCAGTGACCTGGCTATACGCTGCAATCTCGCTAAACGTGACATCAGCAAGCATTGCAAACGCGCCCCAAATATTAGCGCACGGAGCTGGAAACTCTGGGCAACTTGCAAGCCCCTCCGGTTCCCGACCTAAGCTTTTCTCTACCTGCTTTAATGTATCGTATCGGCTAACTTTAGAACCCTCTGGCGTACTATGTATCCAGAAGTACCACTGAGCATAATCTAACAGCTCATCAATTAGCCTTTGATAAAATTTTTGCGATCACCTAAAAACTCATCAATCTGATTGCGCATCCACGGCGATTTAGTCATAAGATCCAAGCACTTACTATTAGAGTATGGAACCTCCTCGCCTCCGCTCTCAATCCCTCGCCATCCAATTATCACAGCAACAACTTGAGCTATTTCAAGTCCAAGAGTGGCATCTTCAGATAGTGCGCCTGTAGACTTAAGGCGTGAAACCTGGCTATTAACCGCTTTCTTTACTGCCACCTGATAATCTTTAGAGTCAACACCTAGAACCGTAACGAAAACGCCCAAGCTCTTCTTTACCCGTTTGCCGTCAACCTCAACAGTTTCCGAGGGGTGAAATATCTCAACCTCTGCGCCTTCTTCGTGCGCGTCCTGAGTCATTAGTTCTGATATATCCATTATGGGGTTCTCGTTATTACAATTTGTGACTCTTCAATAGCGTCATAAATAGCGGTAAACGTCATGGGCAAAGTTATGTTCCCCTCTCCGGATATATCAGGATTGCCCGCCGTGTATTTTAGGTTTGGAATATTAAACTCTGTACTTGCGCCGCCAGTATCAACAAGCGTGAACTCAAGTGAGCTAGGCGTCTCAGAAAGGAATTTTGTATACAGCGCGGAGCTCTCAAAGAACACCTCAAGCGTTCCAGTCAATCTAGACTTGCCTTCACCAGGCTCAATAGTTGTCTGACTCATCAAAACAAAAGCAGGCTCAATACCATTATCAAGCTCTAAGCCAATCGCCGTAACAGTAGCAATAGATATACCACCCTCTTGTATCGTTCCTGTGAACGAATCGAAAGGGGGGCTGTTTGCCGCATCCGTATAGGTCGCGCCAGCAACTATACTTGTCAAATTCTGGTCGTCTATATCCTTACCAATTACGGCAAAATTAGACGCTACCAACGAAGTGGGATCAACGCTAAGAGACCACGTATTGAATTTACACCCTGTAAAGCGGTGGTATTCGTCGGTGTCTAAGTCGAAGTGCTTTTCAATGGTAAACGATCGGCTAATAATTCCGGCCTTCAATACGTCACCCGTCCAAGTGCCCATCAGAACAGCTTCAAGCCAGTCATCAAACGAACCATACTCAAGGTTGGTGCTTAGGTCGCCACCTGTTTGGCGGTTCCCTGTGCGTAGCTCTTTGATCTGACGGTCAGCAGTAAGGCAGGTATTCTCTAGTGTATCTTTGGTGATACCTAAAGTGGTGCCCTCATAGCAAACCTTTTGAAATACCGGTGTAGCTGGGGTGACTCCATACGTCACCTCTTCAATATAGGCTATCTCTGTTTTTGAGCCTGTCGCTATCGTTGCCATTTTATAATCTCGCGTCTGTGAATGTTTGCCAAGATACAGAAATTGGCTGTTTGTAGTGAGTGCCGTCAATCGATGGGCTTTCCATCGAAACCGAAGTTATGCGTAATTTTACACCACTTTGCTGTGCGGGCTCAATAACTCGGCCCCTGGCAAAGTGATCGGCTATCAAATCAAGGTTTCTACTGCGACCCGTATTTAATACGCCCATAATATCTATCTGAAATATACCCTCGGTCATGTCCAAACCAGTGTCACCTAAGCAGGCTTGAAGCGTCTCCCCTGGCAAGTGGAATACCTGAATATATTCTTTATTATCAGAAGGGTCACGCTTATCGTTAAGGTAAACCACTTCGATACCTGCAAGACTAGAAACCCTATCTTCGAGCGCTGCAAGTATGTCGTTAAATGCTCCCACGTTTCACCGCCCTTGTTAGTGCTCGATTAAAGTTTCTAATATTCTTTCTAACCATGCCGTGTGGTGCCTGGGTACTGTGCCCAAACTCTACTTTATCGGCGTATGGTAGCGTATTTGTTAAGTATAGCGTTTGACCGCTCTGATAGCTCGCAACAGCAGCGCCCATTCTAGCTATGGTCTCATTCCCGCTTTTATCCGGCTGAGAATCCCTTGATCTATCTGGAGTCCTGATTGAGGCATTCCAGTTTCCCCTAAGTGAGCCACCAACATAGCCGCCAGCGTCACGCACAGATAGAAAGTCAACATAACGCGCCTTAGATTTATCAAACACAATCCAGAGCGAAGGGTTTCCGACTGGGGTGTCTTTTATTATTCGTCCTGACATATCAAGAAATGAGCCGCGCACAACATCTCTATTAAAGCCCTTTACGTTCTTTATAGCCTTATTGAAATCGACTGTGAACGTCATCGCTTAAGAAATACCGTCACCGCGCACTGAGTATCCCCAGGCTCGATAGGCTGAAACTCCATAATGCGATATGTGTCGCCTTTGTAGACTGTCGTGTCGTCTTTCTGGAAGTTAGCAGGTACGGCCGTTAGCGTAATATCAGCTTGATCCGTAAGTGAATCAGTGCGTGAGCTAGTAGAAATAGGGAACGCAACGGCAAAGGCTTTGTATTCGGTATCGGTATTAAACTCTCTTGAGCCGCACTGAGAATCATACTCGCCTGATTCACTATTAGTAAACGTGAACTCAATACCGAACTCATTAATCATGCTGATAGCAGTGGCTTGCATATCGTCATAAAAGGCGCTCATCCTCGAACCGTCCTCATGCTAAACAATCCAGAGCCGGAGCACAGTAGGGGCTTCATAGCGTCGATAGCGGTCGTAATGGTAAAGCCTCCGCCGGTCGTGCCAGATTGAAAGAACTTTTTCGTGATCGGGCCAACTGTTTGCTCTTGCACTTCTTGACCGTCATTGTTCGGCCTTGGTTCTTTACCCTCGCCATACTCAACCGCCGCCGCAACTTGCGCTTTTTGCATTTCCTTCGGGACGCTATCAGAATCAATATTTATAGTATTGTTTCCATAGCACTTGAATGAATTAAGTCTAGGCCATGCTAAACCCTGCACATCAATTAAGCGAGTGCCAGCAAAAGACGACTCTGATAAATCGACATACTGAGCGCCATTCCTTAGCGCTATATCTGCCTCGGTGTCATCAGTCGGCAACACCCAACCGAAGTCGAGCGCCAAAGCCCTGGCATCAACCAAGCTTATATATGAATCAGCCGCTTCTAAGCCGGTGCCGTCTTCTACTGTTAAAGCCATAAATTAACCTATTAAGCGAGCGCCAGAAGCGTAAGTACGGCCCTGGTAACATTTATATTTGCTGTGCTGTCAGCATTTGCAACCCAAGTTGACAAAGTGTCGCCAGGGTTTAGAGTGAACAATCCCAAAAGACTGGCGGACGTGGGCTGACCGTTCTCTGTAGAATTCTCAGTTATAACCGATGCTAATAAATCAGGGTCGTCATTTAATACGATTCTAGCAAGAAGCTCATCCGTCGAGCCGCCTGCAATATCCATTGTAGCAAAACCCGAAACCTGAACTTTAATTGTTCGGCTACCAGTGTTTTCAATGTCTCCATCGGTAGACACGGACAATTTACAGTCTTCAGTGAATAACCAGTTACCGCCGTTAACTTTAACAAAAGTGTTAGTTGCGACGATTGTAACCGCTGTTGCAGTATCTAAATATGGATTAGCGCAAACATAGGAATCAGGTATACCCTCATTATCTCTAAATATCCACTCACCATCATCCTCACTTAACCCCACAAGCGGCACCGTAAAGCCAAAGGCGTTACCATCATTAACGGTTCCCAATGTTCCAGGCAGCAAATTAACACTAGATGAGCCACCACTAATATAGTGCGCCCCCGCGTCACCAAACGCTGCGACGTTAGTCATCTCAAATATTAGCAACTTAGCAAGGGTTGGGTGCAGATTAACAGCAGAGGCGCCGGAAACGAGACCAAACATACCCACTCGGTCAAGTGAGAAAATCCCGACATTGCCAGAGTCAACATCAAAAGCCTCTGTGCCACTCACATTAACAAATTGGCACGTCTCGGCAATCATCCCGCCACCAGTAACGGATTTAAACGCCGTTACGCAATCAAAAACAATACACTCAGCCATGTTAACGCGGTGGTTTAGGTTGAAAGTATTGTCAGAAACCACTTCCATAAACGTTGCGCCTGGGCATGAGAACGTCATTAATCTCATCGAAAAGCGCTCATTAGTGACGGTAAACATTGACCCTGTGCCAGTGTAAGTAATCAAAGGAGTCGAGCTAGACAAGAAAGACGAGAGGGTGGCAGTGTTGCCAATAAACCGCTTAGAGGTGGTTATAGGCGCCCCTATAATATAGGCCACATCATCCTCCAGCGTGATAGTTGTAGCGTCCTGTGTCGGGAAATTTGCCTCACTATTGATAACAACCACGTTAGCAAGCTGGCTATTGTCAAAGTCCAAACCTAAATTATTTATCTTTGATCTAGCCGACCCGCCAGACTCACCCGCACTTATATCATCCCACGCCATAACAATTCCCTAATCATTCCATGTTCCGCTGTCATCCCAGATACCACTGTCATCCCAGAACCCAGCAATAAGAATCCAGACAGGCGCAATAAAAGACGCCTGCCTTTCTTTGTTTCGCTTAGCAATACGCCAGACCGCCCACACAAGGCGACCGCCCCAACGTCTAAGCCGTCTAGTGCTTGCCATTACTTACCTTTACCCTTTGCTTTTGCTCCAGTAGCTAGTACAGCAGCAAGCGCGCTATTCAATTCTTCTTTGGCTGCAAACTTAGCCATCCTCCGCTCTCTCATACCCTTATTGCATTCGGCAATATCCATTATTTTCAATGGCGGGGTAGGCTTAAGCAGGGTCTTTAGCTTCTTAATAGCTTCAGTGTACTTGCCAATTTTTGCTAGCACTTCATCGTTGGTCATTTCTGCGGCTTCCGCTCGATCCGCTTCTACAACTTCTTTTGCCTTGCTCATATTAATCACCGTGTTATTTCATCTGATTCTAGCATAAAAAAGCCCCCTTGATATTATCGCGGAGGCTTGTCGATAGCTTAACTATTAACCGTTTGAACGCAATACAGCCAGCGCTACATTTTTACGGTTGAATACTCGATCCCAGTTGGCAGCAAGGGCAAGCTCTGCCTGGGTAGCGGATTGACCAGAAACAGAAGCCGACAAGAACTTAAAGCCAGCAGGGTGGATAATGTCAGAGCGGCGAGAATATAGAAGCTCTTCACCACCACCGTTACCAGCGGAAGGGCTGCGATAAAACTCAGAAGGAACGTTCACACGGCCCTCACCAGAGCTAAACTGACCAGCGCCAAACAAAACGGTATCATAATAAGTGTTTGCAGGGCTTGTGCCGTAAACTGTGCCACTTAGCGAATCGTCAACGATTACCGTTTTACCCTGATAAGTGGGGATATTAACCTCACCGCGAGCGTTAGGGATAAAGTCGATAAGATTCTGCTTTTGTAGTGCGCGATACACTACTGAGTGCATTGCAATCGCGCTCAAGTTCTCGCCGTGGTCGCCCATAGTTTGAACTGTGTCAATGATTGCATCAGCATCAGCAAAGTTAGCTGTAACAGCGGCTACATCAGTTGCGGCTGAAATATCGTTAATCATATCGCCAGAATCCCCAGTACTGACCAATGCGGCCAGTGATAGCGCCGACAGGATCAATAAGGCCAAGCTCGCGTGAAATATCCATCACCGACCAGCTTTGGTTCTGGCTAGCTAGGCGATAAACCATCTTATCAGAGGTGATATTTAAGGGTGTTGAATTGGTGCCTGGGGCATCATTCGAGTAGTTAGGCTCATCAGTGCCTAAAGGTTTGAAGAAAGGCATTTCGCCGATATTACCGCCAGCGGTGGCCATAGCATCGATAGCGCCATCTCGAACCATAACGCCCGAAGTGATAAAGCGGTTTAATTCAAGCTGCGCCTCTTGTGCTGCACCAGCAAAAACTAAGGGATTGTAAATATCTGATAATTGTACTGTGGCCATTGGTTAGGCTCCTGATAATTGTTTGTATTTTTCTGGGTTTGTATTAGCTAGTAAACTCTTCTCGGTCATTGTCATATCTGAAAATAACTTAGTGGAGCTACCGCCAGCGGAGCCAGCCGAACCGGAACCTGAGCCAACATTGGCTTTTATATAGCGTTTGTTGGCATCATCCGAAACGATACCATCAACCAACTGCTCCATAGTCTTAGATAAATCACGGGGCCGAACCTCGTCACCTACCACTTCTACAGAGCTTTTAAATAATCCGGTCATATACTGCTGGGAGGCCGGATCATCAGCGATAGACTTGCTGAAGGCGTTACTTTGATCCCCTACAAGCCTATCGTTTTTCTCTTTCTGGATTTGCAACGTTAAGTTGCTCATCTCCTTTTGCTCATCTTCCAGCGCTTTTTTATACTTTAGCACGTCATTATCTTTTTCAGCCGATGCCTTGGCTATGTCGTGCTTTTCCTGCTCAGCCGCCAACTTGCTAGCTGCGAGGCCATCCATAGCAGCTTTGCTATTTTTATCACGCTCAGCAAGCTCTACGTTCTTCGCCTTCAAACCGCTAATATCTAATTCAATAGCAGCAGCCAGTTTTGCTTGATTCTCTTCATCTAGCCCGTAGCTGGATAAATCCATAAATGCCCCCGAAGCGCA